CTATAAGATGTAGAGAACTCTACTGGCATAGCCTAACGAACTATGTTGAACACAATGTACAGTACAGTATGATAGCCTTCGATGAGCTGTCACATTTTTCAGAAAGCCAGTTTACATACTTAATGGGCCGATTACGTTCTAAAGCCAAAGGTAATTCATTCCTGATGGCTAGTATGAACCCTGACCCCGATAGTTGGGTATTTAATTGGGTATTACCTTTCCTAGATGATCAAGGGTATTTCAATGAGGAAATGGCGGGTAAGATATTATACTTTTACACTGTAGACGATAAGCCCGTATTTAATGCTGACCCACAAGTACTAAAAGATAACTTTCCTCACTTAAATAAATTATTTAACACCACTAGTAGAAAGTATGAGTATGTAGAGCCTAAGAGTTTTACATTTCTAGGCAGTACTATATTTGATAATCAGATACTAATAGACTCTAATCCAAACTACTTAGCAACTCTTAACGCACTACCTGAGATAGAAAAAGCTAGACTACTACATGGTAATTGGTTTGTAAGAGAGCAAGGGACTAACTATTTCTCAAGAGGAGACTTAGGAAAGATAGATAAGATCCCAAGAGGTGTTTCAGCTAGAGGATGGGATAAGGCGAGTAGTGAACCTTCTGATAAGACTAGGTATCCAGACTTTACAGCCTCCGTTAAGATGATAAGAACTCAAGATGGTAGGTTTTGCATAGTAGGTGACTTCTGCCCTGAAAATAAAGAGGACGATGGAATATACCAAGGTAGGTTTAGAAAAGGTCCAAGTCAAAGGGACATTATTATAATAAAGCAATCAGAGTGGGATGGAAGAGATTGTAAAGTTATCCTACCCGTAGATGTTGGACAGGCTGGTCGAGTACAACCTTTAGACGCTAAAGTAGTTACATCATTTGGATATACAGATATAGGGAGCCTCAAAAAAGGGAGTTTTATACTGAACCCTGATGGAGTTAGGCAGAAAGTTGTTGATATTTTTCCTCATAAGGATTGGGAGTTCTATAGAGTTACTTTCAATGATGGAAGCTCCTGTGAGGTAGGTAAGGAACATCTATGGACATCTTGGAGAGGTGATAAGAGGACAACAGCAGGACTAAAACGTAAAGAGTTACATGGAGATGATCCTTTTAGTCTTTGGTCCCCATATGCGGAGGTGATTTCAACTGAGGGTATGTCTGAGTGGATGAGAAATGGTTTTAATCCATTGATACCAGTAAGTAAGCCTTTAGAACATAGCTTTCCACCAAGTAACCTTTTAGTAGATCCCTATATATTAGGAGTCTTAATCGGGGATGGTTGTATTACTTGTTCCCATAACAATGGGCTGAGATTTTCTACTATGGATCAGGAGATACCCCAGTATTTCACTGATAATGGGTATGAGGTTTCTCCTGATGGGGACTATGGTTGGTTTTTTATAAGGAATCAAAAATATAAGGATCTTTACTCTGGCTTAGAAAAGTATAATCTTATAGGTAAAAACAGCTTCACAAAATCAATTCCTCACAACTACTTAATATCTAGCTTAGCAGTTAGAGTAGAGTTGCTTAAAGGACTTATGGATACAGATGGATACGTATGTGAGAAGGGGAAGTATGAGTATGTGACAGTCTCCAAGGAACTCTCTAATACTCTGACTAGACTTATTCAGAGCTTAGGGGGTTGGTGTCAAGTATCTCTTAGAGAACCTAGAGAGGGAACTAATGAGTCTTTAGCCTACCGTCATTATATAAGGCTTCCCAACGAGATAAACCCTTTTAAATTACCTAGAAAAGTTAATAGGTTTATTCCTAGTGTTGGGAGAATGTTTAGAAGGGTGGTTAGCATAGTGCCTAGCAGGGTGGCTGATGGAGTATGTATTATGGTTAATAATCCTAATCATTTATATATGACAGATGAGTATATTGTAACCCACAATTCTGAGTACCAAAGCCACGCTAAACAAATTATTGCTAAAGGAATGACTGTTAGACCTGATCCTATGCCAACTAACAAATCTAAGGTGACTAAGTACTCCCCATTTAGTAGTGCAGTAGGGGCTGGACTAGTTGATATCGTAGAGAGTAGTTTTCCTGATAGGTTGACTTTAGAACAGTTCTACAAAGAGCATGAGTTGTTTAGTGGTGAGAGGTCTACTAGTCTACGAAAAGATGATTGGGTGGATTCTACAGCAACAGTATTCAACTATTTAAACGAGAGAGAGAGTATCCCAGATATGGTAATCCCTGATATGTCTCGTAGAAACCCATTACCAAGATAAATAACTAAGGAGTATTTTTTGGCAGATGACCTAAAACTAGCTCAAGGTAATGCTGATATCCCTAGAATGGCAATGGGGGAGGTTGGCACTTTAGGCTTAAATACAATAAACAAACAAATGGCTGAACAGGTTAGAGCTGAGTTAAGGTTCCCTCAAGTCGTTGACACTTATAAAACAATGCTAAATGACCCTATGATTAATGCAGGGGTGTCTCTAATAGAGATGATGATATCTAAGATACAGTGGGAGGTTAAAGCCCCTGATGATGCCACAGATGATCAAAAGAAAAAGACTAAGTTTATCATGCAGTGTATGGGTGATATGGAGCATTCATGGGACGACTTTATTAAAGAGGTTAACTCTTACATAGGGTACGGTTTTAGCGTACATGAGAAAGTCTTACGTAGGCGTAAAAAGACTAAAGGGTCTAAGTATGACGATAACCTAGTAGGTTGGCGTAAACTACCCATACGCTCACAAGACACCCTCTATAAGTGGGAGTGGAGTGCTGATGGTAGGAATTTAAAGTCAGTGTACCAAGACTTAGCTATGGTACATGGTGCGACTTCTAGGTTTAGTTATTTCTTTCTTAAGAAAGATAAGCCAGAGGGCATTGAGATAATGAGAAGTAAATTCTTGTTATTTAGGTATAACTCTAAAAGAGATAACCCAGTAGGTAACAGTCCATTAAACGCTTGCTACTTACCCTTTAAGTTTAGAACCATAGTAGAGGAACAAGAAAGCATAGGTTTAACAAGAGACTTAACTGGACTGCCTGTAATTGGATTACCACCTAAGTATATGTCACCAGATGCTAGTGATGAGGATAAAGCCTTGTTTGACTATTATCAGAAAGTAGTGACTAACATTAGTAATAATGAGCAAGCAGGATTAGTTCTACCATTAATGTATAATGATCAAGGTAAAAAGATTATAGATTTTAGCTTAATGACAACTCAAGGCAGTAAGATGTATGATACTAACGCAATTATAAAGCGTTGGGATGATAAGATACTTACAGCATTGTTTGCAGATATTCTTAAACTAGGTCAAGACAGTCATGGTAGTTTTTCATTAGCAGGAGCTAAGACATCTATTGTAGCCACTCACATTGAGGCTAGACTTAAAGAAATTGCTGAGGTTATTAACCAAGACTTAATCCCTTACACATTTAAGCACAATGGTTGGGAAGATACAGAACTCCCTAAGATGATTTACAGGGACTTGGATGAGGAAAACTATGATGAGTTAGGTAAGCTAGTACAGCGTATCGCATCAGTAGGTTATCTACCTAGAGATCAAAAGACTGTAGCTCAGATATTAGATAGAGCAGGGTTCGAAGGTGGAAAGGCTATCTTAGAAATGAGTGATGAGGACTTTAAGAAGTTATTCCCTGAGACAGATTCTAAGGCGGGTGAGGGCATGAAAACTGCTCAAGACGGAACTGGGACAGGTGGGGGAAAGACCACTGACAACTCTACATCAAACAACGAGAATGCTTAAGAGGATTAAATGGCACATAAACTAGAGAAACTTTTAGGTAGTAGGATTAACAATGTCCCTGCCTTAATAATGGAAGATAACCTAAGAGAGATCGTATCTTACTTAGAGACTAGAGACAGCCCTAGTGCGGGTATTTCTTATGAGGACACTAAAAGACGCAAGATGTCAATGACAGACAACATAGCTATGATACCTATCACTGGAGCATTAACTTACGAAAGTAACTTTATGTCTGCACTGTGTGGTATGACTAGTTACCAAGGTCTATTAGCTGACGTAGAGAAAGCGGCTAAAGCGGGTATTAAAACATTCGTATTAGATGCAGATAGCGGTGGTGGTGAGGCTTTTGCCATGATGTCTACAGCGGATAGTATTAGAAGAAGGGTTGATGACGTAGGTGGTAGGATAATTACTTACGTAGATGGCACTTGTGCCTCAGCTTGTTTTGGGTTAACAGCAATATCAGATGAGATAATCGCACACCCCAATTCAAGAGTAGGAAGTGTTGGTGTTGTAGTGAGACTAGCCAATGATAACAAAGCTCAGAAAGATAAAGGCTATGAGACTACTTACATCACATCAGCAAAATCTAAAGTTCCCTTTGATGCCGAAGGAGCTTTTAAGAAAGGCTTTATAGATGATATTCAATCACAAGTAGACGAGTTGCACACAGAATTTGCATCTCATATTGCTACTTATCGGGATATGTCTTTAGAGGCAGTCAATAACACAGAGGCTAAAGTATATGGTTCTAAGCAAGCTCTAGAAGTAGGCTTTATTGATAAGATAATGAACCATGACGAATTTTTTAGCTACTTAGAAGAAGTCAACGATAAAGGAGCAACTAAAGTGCCTTTGATGATTAATGCAAGTTCTAAAGATAAAGAGAATTTAAAACAAGAGGAAGTAGAAAGTATGAGTGTAGAAAAAGTAGAGGCTTTACAAACGCAGTTAGATGCAAGTGTAGCTGACAAACAAGAACTAGAAAGCAAATTGGAGTCTGCATTAGCATCTCATGTAGAGCTAAGTGGCGAGTTAACTCAATTAAAAACTGAGCTTGATTCACTTACTAAATCTAATCTGGATACTAAACTATCCGCTCGTAAGTCTCAGTTGTCAGAGTATCTAAGTGATGATGAAGTGGCTAGTGTATTCGAGAGTTTTTCAGGCTTAGATGATAAAGCCTTTAATTCAGTCGTAGGCACTTATAGAGCTAAATCCATTGCTGAGGATAAGAGTGATGCCTTTTTAGAGACAGGTGTAGGCGGTGAGGGTGAACTTGATACTAAACAGTTATCAGGTGTTATGAATAAAATTAAACAAAACAAAGCTAAAGCATAAGGATAAAACAAATGCCAAAAATTTCAACAACTGGAATATCTCTAGGTGACGTAGTAAAGCATGAATATGGTAAAGAGTGGGGCTATTGTCGTGAGACTGTAACAGTTACACTTACCCCTACATCTAAAATAGGTGACGTATTAGCAGTAGACGCTGGTGTATATTCATTAGTAAGCGTAGATACCACAGCCGACACAGCAGGTGTCCTTATAGATGGTGGTTTATTTGACCTACTCCCTACCAGTGGAACCATTAACAAAGAAGTCGCAGTATTAATAGGTGGACCCGCTGTAATAGGCGATCAGCTTATTAACTTTGGCGCTGATGTAGATACGGATGCTGAGAAAGCCGCTGTCCTAGCAGTATTAGAGACTTTGAAAATTAAAGCTCGTAAACAAGTTTAATAGAATTAATAAGGAACAATAAAATATGGCAATACAGCGCAGTATTAATAACGTAAACACAATCATTGACTGGACTGAAGAAATCAATGAGATAGACAGCCAATATGGTTTTGTACGATCTCTAAACTTGTTTAACACCAAGGGTACTTCTCAAACAGCAATCGTGTTTAACAAAAACCAACAAGACATTACTTTGCTACCACAAACTAGTCGTCAAGATAGACAGCCTAGCACTGGCAAGCCTAAGACCTCTGATACTTTTTCACTAGCATTAAGTTACTTTAAACATGCTGATACTATCACCCCTGAGGACATTCAAGGTCTAGCTCGTAAAGGTGGTAACGGTGAAGTTATTGCTGAGTCACTAGAGAATGTACGTATTGAGAAATTAACCACAATGCGTTTAGCCGCTGATCAGACCGATGAGTATATGCAACTACAGGCTATGAAAGGTATCTTTAAGACTCCTGATGGTCGTGTAATGGCTAATATGTTCACTGAGTTTGGTATTACTCAGAAAGAAGTAGACTTTAAGCTAGGTACAGCTTCTACCGACTTAGACGCTAAGTTTAACGAAGTTAAGCGTCACATTGCTAAGAATGTTAAGACTGGTGGAGCTATCCAAGGTGTTGACTTTTACGTTGACGCTGAGTTTTTTGACAAGCTGATTGCACATCCTCGCTTTCGTGAAATCTACAACTCTTATATGAACAGTGGCAAGCAGAACCTACGTGATAACCTAGGCACTTATTTCCAGTGGGGTATTAGTGATGTAGTAGAGCATCGTGGTATTCGTGTAATCTCTTATGACGCTGAGTTTAACTTACCAGATGGAACCACAGAATTAGCTTTTGAAGCTTCTACTGGTACAGCACTTGCTCTTGGTGTTCGTGACTTGTTCCGAGGTTATAATGGTCCATCTAACAAGCTTAATGGTGCTAACCAAGTGGGTCAACCTTTATTTGCATATGAGTATGTAGATCCTAAGGATGAGTTCATGGATATGGAAATTGAAATGGCTAAATTGTACTTCTGTACTAAGCCTAACACACTAGTATCTTTAGTAAGCTCAGACTAAGTATACCTAAATATAAAGGGAGCTTCGGCTCTCTTTTTTACTATCTAGGAGATGAAAATGTTTACTGATGACCCAACAAACCCTATAGACAGACTGAGGTTAAAGGTAGGGGATACTGACAATCATAATGAGTATTTAGACGATAGGTGGTATACATATTTTCTAAGTAGCACTAATGGTAATGAGGTGATTGCATCAATAGAGATTGCTAAAGCTATCTTAGTAAGGTTTACAGGTCACACCAGAGAGGTAGTAGACCAAGTTGAGATATATGGTAATCAAAGGTTTGAACAATACCTTAAGTGGTTAAAAGATTTTGTAAGCGATCCTAACTTATCAGGATTTAGAAGTCCAGTGCCATTTGCAGGGGGTATTTCTAAACAAGATATGTTTGAGAGGCGTGATGATCCTGACAATACTATTGTGGATATACCACAGCAGTCTGAGGATGAGTACCCCGATAAAATAACAATATGGAATGCTAATGAGCCTAAACGCCAGTATAGAATTAGGTAGCAATAGATTAGAAAATCTTAAAAAAAGAATGCAAGCACTAGTTAGGTTAAAAATTCAAAGTGGGCATTTTCAAGATAGTGGTATGCACCCTAACGCTGAAATGACTTACCCAGAATTAGCTTTTAAACTTTCTGTAACATATCCTCAAAGAGACTTAAGAATAGGTGTTGAGAACTATGTTAGAAATAATACACAACTAAAATCTAAGCTTAAGAAAAAGACTAAGAATTATTTATATGATAGCAAACCTCTTGTTTCAAATATGAAGCTAGTGGCTACGGATATATCAGAGTATGCTCAGTCATTATTTGGAGTCCCATCAAGCTTTAACCCCAGTAACTCATTTATGTGGGCTGAGTTAAAGGGTGGTGATACGCCATTAGTACATGAGGGATATTTAAAAGCTTCTTGGACTTATAAAGTTTTGCCTAATGGCAAATAAATAATAAGGAGTTCTAATGCAGATATTAAACAGAACACCTCTTAATATACTAAGAAAGTCCTCGGAAAATGGCTACCTTAAAGATGGTGTTTTCATAGAGGAAAAGTCAGAGAGGGATATAGCTATCAGGTGTAGCTTACAGCCTTATTCCGATGGTAAAAAGATGTTTAAATTGCCTGAAGGAAGGAGGGCTGAGGACTCTTACCTGATATACACTAAGTCTAGATTACAAACAGCGGATGATATTTTAAATAGGGACGCTGATGAGTGTATTATAGATGGGCTAAGGTATGAGGTTTACCAAGAGCATAATTGGTATAGGAATGGATTACTACCTGATCATTATAGATATCTAGTATTAAGAAAGGATAAGACGTAATGATCGATGTAAAACAAGAAGCTAGGAATATAACTAAGCTAGTCTCTGACTTAGTTGGGTATAGGCTTTCCACAGTCAAAGGACAAAATAAGACAAAGATACCCTCAGTGTTTGTTAAAAGAACTCCTATACTAGAGCCTGACTTTCCTTATGCCAGTGTAGACTTTAATACGCCCATGCCTCAAGGTAGGGATATAAGAAATAAGTACTTAGACGATAATGGGGATGAGGTCACTGTTCAAGAGTTTGCTACCGCATTTAGTGTAGAGGTGTTTGGTGGTGTAAATGATGATACATCAGGTATAGCTACGGAGTTACAAACTAGGCTTTACACATCTAAAGGTGAGAGAGCTTTGAGGGAGTATATCCCTAATATGGAGCTAATGCAAGTCACTAACCCAGTCTTTAGTTCATCTACTATGTCCACTGAATATAAAGAGGTTACACGCATAATGTTAAACTTCTCTTTAGTTAATACTATTACAGATACCTCGAATGGGGTAATAGAAAAGATAAGATTGACAGGTTCTAAGTATGATGATTTTGAACAAGAACAAACCCCACACATAATTCAAACAAATGTCCCACTAAACTAGGAGTTTAATAAATGACATATAAAAATATTGCGAATGTTAATATCGCATTACAAAACGCTAGGCTAACATCAATAGGGTTTGGCACTCCATTGTTTATTAGCTCACATGCCTACTTTCCAGAGCGTGTACGCACGTACAGTTCACTCTTAGACGCTAGTGTAGACTTACCCACCACTTCTAAGGCTTATAAGGCACTACAAGGTGGGTTCGCCACAGTCCCTCGTCCTGCATTCATTAAAGTAGGTAGACGAGATGCTGACCTAACACTAACACTAGCTAACGAAGCTACCACAGCCTCTATAAGTGTTTCAGTGTTATCAGATGGGGACATATTCACAGTGGTTGCTGATGTTGTAGGGGACACTGATTTATTGACTGTTACAGCCTTAAAAGAAGCTATAGAGGCTAACACTGATATTGCAGGTTTAACAAATATTACTAAGAGCGATAAAGTTCTTAATATTACTGCCACAGGCGGTGCTAAACTTTCAATTAAGAATTTATCAAATACATTAACTGATACTTATACAACTAGTGAGACTCCAAGTGAAGTACTTAATGCTGTTGAAGCTGAGGACAATGATTTTTACTTTGTTACTGCTGATGATCACACAGAAACTTTTGTCCTTGCTATGGCTGACGCTGTTGAAGCAATGGAAAAGATTTACTTTGTATCTACGTATGAGCAAGCTAGTTTAAGTGCTTATGTAGATGGCTCTAGTACAGACATTCTAGGTAAACTAAGAAACAGAGGTTTATTCCGTACCAAAGGTTTGTTCCATCAAGATGCCAATGTAAGCTTTCCTGAGCTAAAGTATGTGTGTATCAATGCGGGTTTCTTAGCAGGTACAGTTACATGGTCTAACTTAATCATATCTTTATCGGCAAGTACCTCACCTAATACTGGGCTAAACCTTAGCTCTACTCAGAAAGGTAACTTAGAGGATAGAAATTCTGCTTACGTAGAAAACCTAGGATCTAATGTACTTAGAAATGGTCGTGTAGCTAGTGGTGAAAGTATTGATGTTATCCGAGGTCGTGATGATTTAACTTACACCATGAGACAGGCTTTCGTAAGATTGCTAATATCACAGTCAGGTAGTAAGCTTAACTATAATGATTCTGGTATTGTTGCTCTTGAGGCTACTTGTGTTGGAGTGCTAGACAGGTTTGTGAATAGAGGCTTTATTGAGCCTAGCTACCTTGTCACATTCCCAAGAGTAGATGAGGTCAGTGCATCAGATAAGTCTAATCGTGTATACACTATGGGTACATGGCAAGCGGAGTTAACAGGTGCTATCGAGATAGTAGATCCAATCCAAGGTATCCTAAGTGTTGACCTATAATAATAAGGAAAATAAGTAATGAGTTTACAAAAAACATACTCTCCTGCTAAAGTTGTAGTTAACCTAGCGGGGGTTTTAACCTTAACAGGCTTTGCCGAGGGCACAAGTATTCAAGCGGCAAGGGCTGTAGATAATAGTTCACAGACAGTGGGTATGCAAGGTGACGTAGGGCTAACTGCTACAGCTAACCAGACAGGGACT